CCTGTAGCGATTGATATGCTTGCCGGCACGTATAAGAAGGGTGGCAGGGTTGCGCCTAACAACGCAAAACTGCAGGCTTTCAATAATGCTGAGTTTGCACCATCGATGAAAGCAGCAAAGAAGGACAGTAACGAAAAGTACGGTCCATCTCGTGACTTCATGAAACGGTAATGGACGGGGGCTTCGGCCCCTGTCTTTTTGGAGATATAGATGCGCCCCTTTGTAACGACTATCTATGGCACGACTGCCTCTCCGCCGGGGGCCACTACGTCGCCTGTTTACCCAACTGACATTTACACTGCGCCGACTAATATTGCGTTGAGCGTGGTTGTCACTGGTACAATCAACTATACAGTGCAGTACACGTTTGATAACGTGTTTGCTAGTGGATATGACCCAACAACAGGCAACTGGACTGACCATCCTACGTTGACTTCTCAGACCACATCAAAAGATTCAAACATTTCGTACCCAGTTCGCGGCATTCGGATTAAATCGAATAGTGGAACCGGGTCTGCCTTGTTTACCGCTATTCAGGCCGGCGGAGGTGTTTCGTGATTTCTTACAACATTGATGGCAGTTCACAGAACCAACTGCTTGATTTCCTTTCAGTTATTGCCAATCCGGATGTTTACGCGAACAAACTGAAGGAACTTCAAGCTGCGACCGAAGAAAACAAAAAGTACGTTGAGGCTGTTGCCCCTGTTGCCGATGTGATGGCGCTGCGGGAAAGCCTGTTTAAGCAGAACGACGAAGCAAAAGCAGCGCTTGATTCTGCAACCGCGCAAGCTGGCCAGCTTGTCAGTGACGCAAAAGCATTGGCTGCGAGTATTGTTGCTGACGCTCAAACGCAGGCTCAGGCAATTGTTGCGCAGGCCGCGACAACCAAAACCGAAGCTGATGCTCTTTCTTTGAAAGTGACCGCGGCGCTTGCTGATGTCAAGAAAGCCGAGAAGGAAGTCAAGACAGCAACAGATGCGGCTGCGGTTCAATTGGAAAATTTAGCAGCAGCGCAAGCGGCAACAGAAGTTTTACAAGCAGAATTAGCAGGCATCAAAGCAGCACTACTAGCAAAGACTAAAGCCTTCATCGAAGGATTGTAATGTCAGTCGTCCTGCTCACGGAGCCGTTCTCAGGTGGGGGTGGTGGTTCGGGCACGGTAACGTCAGTTGATGTTTCTGGAGGAACTACTGGGCTGGCCACATCTGGTGGCCCAGTCACGACCACGGGGACCATCACACTAGGTGGGACGCTTGGAGTTCCTAATGGGGGGACCGGAGCCAACACGCTAACGGGATATTTAGTTGGGAACGGAGAAAGTCCGGTTACCGCTGTAGCAACGATCCCAAACGCAGGACTGACGAATAGCGCGATTACGATTAACGGGTCATCGGTTTCGCTTGGTGGTACGGTAACGGTTACTGCAACAGCCTCAAATGCGCTGACGATTAGTACCGGGTTGACTGGCACTTCTTATAACGGGTCAACTCCCGTAACGATTGGAATTGATTCAACTGTAGTTACGTTGGATGCGGCGCAAACGCTTACTAGCAAGACGCTGACCAGTCCAATCATAAGCACGCCATCCATAACAGGAACTTTTAAGTTAACTGGAACTGGCGCTGCAACGTACACACCGTTTATTCAAACCTTTTCAAGTTCCGTTACTAATTACAACGGCTATCAACTGAACTATATTCAGAACACCAACAACGGTTCTGATGCGTCGGTTGACTACGTTGCATACAACGACTCTTCTGATGTTGACTCGTACTTCATTGATATGGGGATTTCGAGTTCCAACTACACCAATCCAATTTTTACTGTCTTCCCTGCTAACGGAGCGTATGTGTACACCGGGGGCGGGACTAGCGGTCAGGCTTGCCCATTGTTGTTGGGTACTAGCAACACTAATAGCGACATCATTTTCTTCACTGGTGGGACGCTCACGGCCAACACAAGGGGTTTGATCAAGGGGAATGGAAATTTCCTAATCAACACCTCGACGGATACGGGTTACAAACTAAACGTCAACGGCACAACTTATTTTGGCGGGGCCTCGACGTTTGGCGGAACGGTTCTGCTTAATGCCAATCCGACTTTGGCGTTGCAGGCGGCAACAAAACAGTATGTTGATTCGGCTGTGTCAACTGGGTTTGTGGTTCATGACCCGGTTGTTTATGCGACTGTTGCCGCACTACCCGCAAACACGTACAACAACGGATCGTCCGGTGTCGGCGCGACCCTGACTGCTAATGCTAACGGTGCGCTTTCGGTCGATGCAACTGCTGTAAGCGTAGGCCAGCGGATTCTGGTCAGAAACGAAGTGGCACAGGCAAACAATGGCTGCTACACAGTCACCGCAACGGGGAGTGCTGGGGCACCGTATGTACTAACCCGTGCGACTGATTTTGATACTGCTGCGGCTGGCAACATTGCCAACAACGCTTACTTTTTTGTAACTTCAGGTCCAACGCAGGCCGGTGACTCGTATGTGTTGTCGCAGACGGCAGCTATTACTGTAGGAACAACGGCGTTGCCGTTTACGTTGTTTGCCGACCAAGCGGTTTATACCGGCGGAACAAATATCACGGTTGCTGGGCAAGTTATCAATGTTTCTGGAACAATCGCAGCTACTTTAGGCGGGACTGGAACTTCAACGGTTACGACCGGCGATCTGTTGTATGGATCGGCAACCAATACTTGGTCAAAGCTCCCTCTTGGTACGGCTTACAAGTCGCTTGTTGTAAATGCGGCTGGCACTCAAGTTGAGTGGAATGCGGTTCCGCTTAATCAAGCCGCTGCGGTATCCGGTCAGCTTAGTGCTGGGAACGGCGGAACTGGGTTTGGGACATATGCTGTTGGCGACCTTTTATATGCGTCCACAACCAGCGCATTATCTAAGTTGGTTGTTGGAACATCAGGACAAGTTCTAACGGCTGGGGCAACTATTCCCCAATACGTTAATCAATCAACTCTTTCGGTTGGATCTGCGGCCACGCTAACGACGGCAAGGGCAATCTACGGAAACAGTTTTAATGGGTCGGCTGCGCTTACCCAAGTGATCGCATCCACTTACGGCGGCACTGGGAATGGCTTTACTAAGTTTAGCGGTCCTGCAACGGCTGAACGCACGTTCACGCTACCCAACTCTGACGCCACAATTTTAACTAGCGCAGCAGTTGTTACGGCGGCGCAAGGCGGGACAGGCGTAGCCAACAATGTGCTCAGTACGCTCACAATATCTGGTAATTTTGGGACAACGCTAACCGTTTCTGGAACAACGTCAGTTACGTTACCAACGGGGGGGACGCTTTCTACGCTTGCTGGGACTGAGACGCTAACTAACAAGCGCATCACACCAAGGGTCAGTTCGACCACAAGCATTACGTCACCGCTTGTTTGGAATAGCGACAACTTTGATCAGTACGCGGCAACTGCCCAAGCAAATGCACTAACAATCAATGCTGACTCTGGTACGCCAACAGACGGTCAAAAGATTATTTTTCGATTTAAGGACAACGGGACTGCTAGGGCCTTGACTTGGACAACCGGAACATCAAAGTCTTTTCGTGCAGTTGGGGTTACGCTCCCAGCAACCACGGTAGCAAATAAGACTGTGTACGTCGGTTGTGTGTACAACACTGACGCTGTGCGTTGGGACGCAATTGCAGTTTCGCAAGAAGCATGAAGAACATTCCTCCCACCTATACTTTTCTTTATGACAAGGTAAGGTTTGCGGTCTATCACGCGAACTCGGGAGAGGGACTTTCGCGTCATGAGCACACGTTTGCTCACCTGACAATGTGCGTTGCTGGTCAAGTTGCCATCCGTAAAGAGAACCTTTATAGGGAGATGGACAAAGACACTACGCCTGTAATACTCAAAGAGAACGAGTGGCACGAGGTTGAGGCGCTAGTAGACAACACCGTATTCATTAACGTGTTTCCGTCTGGGGAGCAAGAATGACAACGTGCGTTCTGTTCAATGACAAAGGCGAGTTTGTTAATCTTATTGTGGCCCAGCCAACGGATTGGGTTGAGGAAGGCTGGCGACTGGAAGAAGTGCCAGAAGGTTATGTTTGGAACGGTAAAGCTATTGTTCTTGCAAGAACAATGCAAAATGAAGTCACACCGGAAGTTATCTAATGCCTACCGTAACGATTGCAATTACATCTGGGACTCGTTGGAGGGTTCCGGTTGATTGCACCTCTGCGACTATTGAAGTTATTGGTGGAGGGGGTTTTGGCGGAGGCGCGTATTCAAAAACCAATTCAGTTACGTTAACCCCATTATCGTTTGCGTATATAAATGTTGGGGCTGGCGGATATGCTGATATTTCTGGTTCTACCATCGCCGGAGATACTTGGTTTAACAAAGCCACCAATGCAGCGCCGTCATCTACTACAAATGGTGCTTTGGCAAAAGGCGGTGGGGATCTACCCGATGATCCCAGTGGCCCCGCTCCCGGTGGCAATAAAACGCTTGGGATAGGGGACACTAAAAATTCTGGCGGTGACGGATTCGGACGTCGTTATTTTAGTTGCGGTGACTTCTATAATGAGGTTGGTAGTTATGGTGGTTCCGCAGGGCCAAATGGGGATGGTGGTAGTGGGCGTCAGGCATATTCAGGGGGCGGAGGCGGTGCTAACGGAGGATCTTCAAGCACCACCAGCACCGGGGGAAACAACCGTTTAGGAACGGGCGGCGGTACAGGTGGAGCATTACCAACTGCGGGTACAGGTGGGGGCGGGGGCGGGGGAAACACTTCATCTGGTGCTGGAGGAGCAGGGAGCGCCGATTTAATTTGGACTGATTACCTTGGAAACACCTATGGACCTGCTGGGGGGGCCGGAGGAACATCTTCTGTTAACAATCTATTTACTTCTGGTGTCAACTACGGCGGAGGCGGAAGTACCGGTGGTCAAGGTCTTATTATTATTACCTACACCCCGGTAGTGACAATTGGGAATTCGTACACGGAAGTATTGAATGAGTCTGGTTCAACTGGAATAAGCACACCAAGTCGTTGGAGAATCCCATACGGAGTAGATACTGTAACCGTTCACGCAATTGGTAGCGGATCATCGGGTGCAACGGTTACTACATGGGGCGGGGGTGGCGGCGGAGCATATGCCACATCTGCGGTTGATGTAAGTACGTTAAACAACACAGGCGCATACTATTTAAATTATTTTAGTGATGGTAGTTTTTTTGGAGGATCGGACGCTTGGTTTAATAAATCAGCGTCATCTGCTCCTAGTGTTGCAACCAATGGTGCTTTGGCTAAAGGGGCAGCAGCGGGTAGTAGTACCGGCGGAGCTTCTGGATCTTCTGTGGGCGAAGCCGGAAAAGTGTTTGCTGGGGGAAACGGGGGATCTGGTGGCGGTACAACAGTCAGAAAAGTTGGCGGCGGCGGCGGTGCTGCTGGACCGAATGGCGTAGGTGGCACGGGCGGCAACGTATTTAGTGTAACTAACGCATCTGGTTCATCTGGGGGTGGCGGCGGTGCAAACGGCGGGACATCAAGAAACGCGGGAAACGCTGGCACGGCGATTGCTGGTGCTGGAGGAGCAAATAGTAGCGGAACGGGAGCCGGAGCGGCTGCAACTGCGACAACAAATGCTGGAAACGGGTCTAATGGTGGTGGTGGCGGTGGAGGAAAAAATACTAACGGCACGTTTTTAAACGGCGGTAACGGAAGCACACAAAACATCTGGACTGACTCGGGAACAAGCAGCCAGTATGGCCCCGGCGGTGGTGGTGGAGGTAGTGCGGCGACGAACACAACTAATATTGGAACTCCGGGTGCTGCTGGTCAGTGGGGTGGTGGAACAGGATTTTTTAGAATAGCGGGTCATCCACTTATCGTCCTCCAGTACACAATTGTTAAAGCTGCACCAGTTGATCCACCGTCAACCGGCAATATGTTTATGATGTTTAATTAAACTGGTGCAAGATGAAAGAATCTTTGGTTGACAAAACCGCGTGGGCAACTTACCGCCAAGCACTGCGGGACATCACAACTCAGGCTGATCCATTTAACATCACTTGGCCTAATCAAAATGCCATCTAAATCACCAGCGCAGAAACGGTTGATGCAGGCTGTGGCGCATAGCCCAAAATTTGCCAAGAAGGTTGGCATTCCTACGTCGGTTGGGAAGGAGTTTGCTGCTAATGACAAAAAAATGAATGACGGCGGTGTGGTTAAGTCTTTGAAAAAAGAAGGCTTTTACGACGCAGGAAAAAGCAAATCAGAACGCCTCAACATTATTAACAAAGAAACGACTAAACCAGAAAGGTTAGAAATGGTTGACAAATTGTTCTTGGAAAAGAAAATGAAAGAAGGTGGCTTGTACGCCAACATTGCAGCCAAGAGGAAGAGAATAGCCGAGGGTAGCGATGAAAGGATGCGCAAACCCGGATCACCGGGAGCACCGACCGCAGAGGCTTTTAGAGAGTCTGCAAAGACAGCCAAAGTGAAAACGGGTGGCAAAATTTCAAAGTCCTGTTGGTAAATGATGGGTAAAAAAACTCCATCTTTAGCGATTGGTCGGGGCGAGAAGTTGCCTGCAGATCGAGGTGCGGGACTTACTGCAAAGGGCAGAGCAAAGTATAATAGTGAGACTGGTTCCAATCTCAAGGCACCGCAGCCGCAAGGGGGAGCAAGGCGTGATTCGTTTTGCGCAAGGATGGGTCCGGTAGCCGAAAAGAGTGAGAAAGGAAGTCGGTCTAGAGCCTCGATGAAACGTTGGAACTGTCCGGGTTGGTAAATGGCTTATTCAAACACAGTCGGCACAACGGTCATCAATGTTCAGCAGTTGATCGACCACGGAGCACGTCGGGCCGGTAAACTTGCGGAGGAACTGACATCAGAGCAGGTAACGTCTGCCCGTGAGTCATTGTTCTTCTTGTTGTCCAACCTAATCAATATTGGGATCCAGTATTGGGCGATCGAAAAGAAAGTGTACGGCCTGAAAGCGGACCAGTACATATACGACCTTCCTGTTGGCGGAAACGACGTATTGCAAGCCTTGTATCGCAAGATGGCAAGGCCATCGGGAGCGTACTCAAGCAGCGCCGGCGGGGTAGTTGAGAATGCCTTTGACGGCAACACAGACACAATCTGTACGCAAACTTCTGCGGCAGGGAATATTTCGGTTAACTATGGATCTTCAGTCTATATCGGGTCAATCGGCATCCTGCCGGGCGTTTCTGGCACGTTCAATGTGGTATTTGAGTGTTCCTCTGACGGAGCTACATGGAAGACCATCTCCGCTCCCGGTTCAACGGTCTGGGTTGACAACGAATGGCTCTGGTATGACATTGATCCGGGGTTCACGGTTCCGTACTACCGCATCCGGGCAATTTCAGGAACGTTGAGCTTGCGGGAGTTGTTCTTCGGGAATAACTCAACCGAGATCACAATGGCTCGTCTCAACAGGGACGACTACACCAATCTTCCGAACAAGAACTTTACTGCCAACCAGCCGTTCCAGTATTGGTTCAATCGCACAATCCCGCAAAGTAAGATCTATTTGTGGCCGGTTCCGAGCGATCCGTTTGTGCAGATGACGATCTGGTACTCGCGTCAGATTGATGATGTTGGTGCGCTAACCAATGAGTTAGAAGTTCCTCAGAGATGGTATGAGGCTACGGTGATGATGTTAGCTCACCGCATGAGCTTAGAGTTGCCCGGTGTTCCTTTAGATCGGGTGCAGTACCTTGAGGCGCAGGCCGAGAAGTATTTAGGTCTTGCGGAGGCTGAAGAGCGCGATCGGTCGCCGATTTACATGGCACCGAACGTATCGGTGTACACACGCTGATGCCACGCTTTCTAGACACTCGTGGGTATGCGGACATCGCAATTGCGGTGTGCGATCGGTGCAAAATGAAATACCCACATTCTGTGTTGCGTCCGGATCCAAACTTTCCGGGTTTGATGGTTTGCGATACTGGTTGCGCTGACCAGTTTGATCCGTATCGGTTACCCGCAAGGAAGACTGAGCGAATTACGATTAGATTCCCGCGTCCAGATGTGAGTGTGGCCGCGAACGATGATTACCTGATGACCGAGGGTAGCAATCAATTCCAAATTTCGTTGGACGGGAACTCTCAGATACCGACAACCAACGGCAATTTGGATACAATTGCGCCAAGTCCACCGAGCCAAGAGTAATGTCAGCACAAGTAACGATTACCCAATTACCTGCCGCCGGTGCTCTTACTGGCAGTGAAGCCGTACCTATTGTCCAGAACGGCCAGACCGTTAGGGTGACGGCAAGCGCTATTGGCGCATCTGGTGGGGTCTCATCAATATTGACCGGAACGGGGTTGATTGGCGGCCCCATATCAACGTCCGGGACTATTTCGTTAGATAACACAACGGTTACGGCCGGAAGTTATACGTTGGCCAGCATAACGGTCAATGCGCAAGGCCAGATTACTGCTGCTAGTAGTGGAACTGCGGGTGGGGTTACGTCACTAAGTGGCGGAACGACAGGGATCACCCCAGCAACAGCCACCGCAGGCAATGTGACGCTCGCTGGGACGCTGAACGTAGCTAACGGCGGGACAGGACAAACAACCGCAGGAGCGGCGTTTAATGCCTTGTCTCCGATCACCTCTACGGGTGATCTAATCATTGGCAACGGAGCAAACAGCGCAACAAGGTTGCCAATTGGAACTAACGGTTATGTGTTGACATCTGACGGTACCACCGCTGTTTGGTCTGTTGGATCTGGCGGCTCGGGGGTTACATCATTTAGCGCAGGAACGACTGGTTTACTCCCGAGCACTGCAACAACAGGGATTGTCACTCTTAGTGGTACGTTGGCGGTTGCCAACGGAGGGACTGGAGTAACGGCGTCAAGCGGGGTCAATTCGGTGGTTTTGCGTGACGCTGACGGCAACGTCACTAACAACGCTACGTTTGATGGGTTTACAAGCGTCGCTGCGTCTGGTACCCCAATCACGCTTACGGCTGCATCAACCCCCGTGTATAACGTCACGGGTTCTGGCGGACAAGTTATTCAGTTGCCAAACGCAACTACACTGCCAAACGGTACACGCTTTTCGTTTGACAACAACCAGTCTAGCGGTGCAATTACTGTAAACAATGCTTCGTCTACGCTAGTTGTTTCT